GGACATTTTAACTGAACAAGAAATACATGGATGGTACTTTGATGAATCAAAAGGTCAGCAACTTGAATCACATCTCAGAAGAGAGATGGAAGAAACTATTGCAGTACTTCGCGGACAATTCCCTTTCGTTGGAGGAAAGATGTTCACTCCTAAACGAAATAACTCATCCCAAGGATACATTGAAGGAGCCGAATCCCAAAAATTAATAGAGTTTAACCCAACATCACGAGATCACATAGCATGGATTCTTCAGAATCATCTGAACATTACGTTGACCCAGACTACGACGACTGGGAAACCAATTATCGACGAGATTACCTTGAAGGAGATGAACAATCCCTTCTCGACTTTATGTGCGAAAGCTTTGGATCTAAAGAAGAAGCTAGGAATGATCTCGCAAGGCGTAAACGCATGGCTCAAGCTATGTACGACATCTAGTCGAATACATCATCATTGCTCGGTTAGTACGAACACATTCAGATGTGCTCATCGTAAACCGAATTTGGCACAAGTACCGGCAGAACCACAGTTTAGAGAGTTATTTACAGCAACCCCAGGAAACATAATGGTGGGAGCTGATTTAAGCGGTATTGAATTGAGGATGCTTGCCCATTACCTTGGCAGATATGACGGAGGTAGATATGCGGATATCCTTCTTAATGATGATATCCATCAGGTCAATGCAGATAAAATTGGAATTTCCAGAAGACAAGTCAAGACTGTAACTTATGCATTTTTGTATGGGGCTGGAAACCTAAAATTAGGTCTTAGCTATGATCCACAACTTGCACCTAATAAAGCATCAAAGAAAGGAGCTGAAATTAGAAAAGCATATGTTGAAGCTATTGATGGATTGGCTGACCTGTTAGATGCTGTACAAAAGAAAGCCACAGCTGGCTATCTACTAGCGATAGATGGTCGAAGAGTATTGGTAGACAGTACTCACAAAGCATTAAATTATCTCCTCCAATGCTCGGCAGGAATTATTGCTAAACGATGGATGGTTATTGCAGATGAAGGTATTCGCTACAATTCCCACACTCATCAACTAGCGTTCGTTCACGACGAGCTGCAATATGAGACTAAACCTGATAATGCTCAAATATTAATGAGCATTTTGGAAGAAGCAGCAAAACTGGCTGGAGAATATTACAACTTAAGATGCCCAATAGCTGCTGAATCTAAAAGCGGAAAATCATGGGCAGAAGTACATTAATTTATGAAATTATTAATAGATTGCGATTACATAGTATATAAATGCTGTGCAGCAACAGAAACAGAAATAGATTTTGGTGAAGATTTAATTGTTGTAACTTCTAATTTTACTGATGCGTATAAATGCGTTGAACGTGAATTAAATAAGATAAAAGACGAATTTGGATCATTTGATGAAATGATTCTGTTTTTTACAAGCCCTAATAATTTTAGGAAAAAAATTTTACCGGAATACAAGGGTCATCGACAGAGAAAAAAGCCCTGCGGATTCAAAAGGGTCATAAATAATTTAAAACTTCATTACAAAGTAATCATTAAAGATACATTAGAAGCTGACGATACTATGGGTATTTATGCAACTAAGTATCCGGGAAACTTATTAGTCAGTCCTGATAAAGATATGAGACAGATTCCCGGTGATTTATATGACTTTAAAGAGAGAGTGACTATCACTCCAGACGAGGGTGCTAGATGGCATCTAATACAAACCATGGCTGGAGATAATACTGACGGTTACTCAGGAGTTCCCGGCATTGGTGTTAAAAAAGCTGAGAAAATTTTTGAAGAAAAAGGATACTCTTGGCAAACAGTAGTCGAGACTTTCGAAGAAAAAGAAATGACTGAAGCTGATGCGTTAGTGAATGCACAGCTTGCACGAATATTAACCACAGACGACTACGATCATGACAAAAAAGAACCAATCCTCTGGACCCCCAAAGCCGATTACAGAATTGACGATGGAGCAGGACTTAAAGCTGAGACAGCTTGAGATACTTTGCGTTAAGCCTGAGACAAGAAAAGAAGATCTAGCAATAGTCTTGATTGCTCTTCAAGAACAGGCATTTGTTTTATCAAATTGTATAAAAAATTTACTCGAAAAATGGCCGAAACCACCAACGACCAAGGACCCTCTTACTACAAAAGAGGATCTATCGATGTTTGGGATTTTATTAGAGATCAAGGATTGGGATTCCACCTCGGAAACGTAATCAAGTATGTATGCAGAGCAGGATATAAAAATAACGACATAGAAGATTTATCAAAAGCAATCCACTACCTATCTAATGAAATCGAATACAGAACCAAACAAAATTGCGAGAACTGGGAGAGTTCAGCAATGGATCGACAACCCTAACTCCCGTCTACCCGTTTCATGTACTGTCT